CGCGTGAGTCTTTAATGACTCACGTGACGTTGGTATAGATGTACTCAATTTGAGAAGATAGGTAGATGACATCATAGATGCATGCTACTTACAGCTTTTCTTATTAGGGTAATGACCCCCGTTTATTCTAGGTTTTTATTCACCTTCCGAGCTACGAAAGCTCCGGTAAAGTAACCACAACAACAACAGATTAATTTCGACATCCCATTCATTTGTTAGGGAAAGTGCAAATGCACTTGTCAAAACGACGGTACTGCTATTTATAGTGAACCCGTGTCCATTCCAGACTTTTAAGTCTGAATTTTTTGGGAAGACAAATGACCTTAGGCAAGTTTGTGCCCTTTTGTGATTGTACCTATAATCAATCCATATATGCTTTCTGAGCAATCCCTTCGAGTTACAAGTTATCCGCTGGGTGAAGATTGTAGAAGACTTTAGGTATATGATCATTAGGAATCTTTCATTTACGAACTGGATCTAATCTTACGAAGCGTCCATGGTTCGGTATTCTGCCCGGAATGCTAGAGTGTCGCAACTCGTTCAATACCATGGCTCTGTTACAACAGATTTGGACCGCCAATCCATATGAGAATTTCTTTGTTTGTGAATGGCCATTCTTGTACTGTGTATTATTAATGTTGGTGTATCCAGTAGGATATTATTGTATATTAATGTTTGTGTTCGTCCTGTCAGGACGCTCCGATCTGATTTTATTCTAAGTCCCTTTCGAGGGCACCCATGAAAGTAGTTTACAAGGAGAAGTATGAACAAAGCGACAAATCAGATCACCCTCCTATCACTAAGGCTAGTGACAGTCTCCAAGTTGGAGATAGGATTAAAGTAAAATCTATGGAGAAGGAGAAGCAACAGGCACCGCTTTCTCAGGAGGAAAATGGAAAATGTTGCCCGGACAAACTGCGAACGTTTCTTAGCGTCCTCTCAGGACGCCCAGATCTAATTGTTGAGTCCTTTTCGAAGTACAAAAACAAAAAAGATCAATCTTCTACTACTATGGCGAGTAGCGATCTTCAAGACGATGATTGGATTAAAGTAAAATCTAAGAAGAAAGAGAGACGTGAGCCAACACTTCCGCGAGTAGAGGAGGTGGACGACGAACAGGATGACGAAGATGATTTTGAATTCATGGAAAACCCAAAAATTTTTGCCTCATCTAAGTTCCATGAGTCTTCACGGAGATTCAATGAACGAGAAGAGAAACGCCGCCAATACAAGATACGACTTGAACGGCGTGCCATGCGAGAAGAATACAAGGTTAACAGAAAAAAGGTTTCCGAGCGTGGGTACACTAGACCACGTCGGCGATATATGCTGAATAGATTTTTGAATTACTTCAGCTGGTGGATTACTTTACAAAGAGATGACTCTTCAGAAGTAGGTCCTTTGCATTGCGATCAGGCTTCAGTTGACGAGAGAGCCAACCCAAAAAAGGCTCGTGCTCCAAAAAACGATGCCAAAGATAGCAAAGATGCAGGTAAGAGGAATACTAAGACTAAGAAGGACCCGATCCCTCGAGAGTCACCTGAAGATTTAGCTGCTAGGGTTGCAGCAAGTGAATCGGAAGCTTCCTCAGGAGAAGAGGAGGCAGTGGAGGAAACCCCGGAGAAAGACACAAAACCGAGTGTTGAAACAGTCACTGATGAAGACGACGATCCTTTGTGGTCCGAGTATTGTGAGAAAATCCGAAAGAAGTACATGCCCAAGTGCTTGCAATCTCCTAGAGAAATGGAGAAAGTCATGTCCACTTACCGTGATTCTTTGGGAAGGAATAGTGAAGAATTCGACTCTTGGTTTAGACATATTGAATGTATATTTGTTTTAGCACACGATTTATATCGCGCCGACAACTTTAGTAGTGTTCTTTTTGCCTTTGGTAGCTTCATGCAGAAGTATACCACGGCATCTTTGTTTAAGAGCATTCTAGACTTGTTTGAAGAAACAGATAAACTTACAAGAGATGAAGTGTCTGAGAGAGCAACGCCACTCGAGGTTCGAGAGGCTTGGGCTCTTGCCAAAACCCACACCCAATTCAAGAAGATCAAATATCTTATTGGGGCTTGCATGACTGCTGCAGGATGTGAAGCAGCAGGTCAATCTATAGACTTTAAGGGCATCCAGCTCTTGAGTTTCGAGGCAGAGAAAAAGCAAGCTAATGCAGTTGATGTAATTGATGCAATGATCAGCACCTTTACTTGGGCCTGTGATACAGGCGCTAAGTGTATCGCTGATGGTTCCTTGTATCCTATTTTATATTCGGATCAGAATGTTACCGAATTGAACAATCTGCTAAATGATATCTTTGCCCACTCCGAAAGTATTCTCATTGGAAACAAAGATGAATACGGCACAGTCAACGACCTGGAGAAAAAGGTTGATGACGCTATTTCTCGTATCCAGAAGATGAAGAAGGTCCGCCCGACTGGACCGACCGCAACCTGGCTTCAAGATAAGTATGCTAAGCTTGTCGCTGTGAAGGAGAAGATATATGCCCGCAATGCTTCTACCACTATGCGTGAAGCACCGTTTGCAATCCACATCAGTGGAGGTACGGCTGTGGGAAAATCTACTCTTACTACGCACACATTGCATGTTTGTCTCAAAGCTATGGGTCTTGAGAGAGACGAGTCCCGGATTTCGACTGATGATGCCTCCGATGACTATGACACCAATATCTATTCGTATTTGCTTGCGATGATTTTTGATGACGTCAACAACGGAAAACCTGATAAACAGCCAAAGCATATTATTGACCGTTTAATTAAGCTTTTCAATAACGTCGCCGCAAAAGCCATTAAAGCAGAACTATCTGAGAAGGGTGTTACATTTATCAAATTCCTTATAGGTATTATCACGTCCAATCACGATGATTTTGGCGCACGTTTCTTTTCTGACGTGCCGGAGGCCATTTTACGTCGCTTTTTACATGTTAGAGCATCTGTGAAACCGGAATACCGTGTTCCTGGTGGCACCATGCTTAACACTGATCACCCCGACCTCAACAAAGGAGATCTTTGTGTTGATGTTTGGGACCTCAAGATTGAAGAAGTTTTTGTTTATGACAACAAAAAGGGCGGCAATAATTATCAGTTCCGCACTTTGATCTTACCACCTGATTACAAGGGTGAACGTGTCTGTGATAACATGAATTTGAGCGAATACATGGATGCCATGGTGTATCTCGCAAGGAAACACCAGGCTAAACAGGCCAAGCTTCTCAAGAATTGCAAGGACTACAGTGCCATGCCTTTCTGCGACAACTGTTGCAAACCACCAGCTTTGTGCTCGTGTGAGAAGTTCTTTTCTTCCGAAACACCTCCTGCTTCCGTTCCCCAAGATGAAATCCAAGAGAGGATGAACGTGCCCATCCTCCCCAAACCTCCTACAGATGAAGCTGTAGCTGCTGAGGCATTGCAGCTTTTATCTGAGGAAACCACCCACTTTCCCTCTCCCAAGCCACCAGCGCGTGCGCCTAGGAGACCGGCCAAATACAAAATTGTGCCAAAAACCCCCATCCTGCGATCTCGTATTCGATCACTTCCGGCTACTCCTGCTTCCTTGTCGTTGAAATCGTACGAAGAGCGCGACAGTAGGATAAGAGCTACTAGAATTCGCAGGTTGGCAACAAAACCCACACCGCATATACAGCGTGGAACTTACGCTTGTGGTAAATGCGGTAATAAAACTAAGGGTCACATTTGTCCGTTTATAATGGTGCCTAACGATATGGCGTCTGAGTTTCCGGATATATTGGCCCCAACAACCATTGTTCCATCCGAAGTTGAGGAGAGAGCTATCGTTGACACTGTCAGCGAAGTGGTTGTGAGTGCTGTGAAATCACACATTAAATCCTATCTCAATCCATTAACTTGGATTGAATCGTATAATCCCTTCGGTCCTGTTTCCGTTACATTACCGAATGCATACAATTGGATCTTTCGACCTCTAGCAACCCACACCACTGTTCAATTGCACCAAGAACTGCGTGCTGCTATTTCTGAATATTCTCTCCCCTTCCTCGTTTCACTTGTTCCTGAACCCATTTTTAATAATCGGTTCTTTGGTATCTTTCTCAATAGATACATTCATGCAGTAAGCGTGTACCAGAGTCGATGGTTAGCAAGATCAGTTAGTTATTCAACGCTGATTGCTTCCCTCTATTTTATTCGTACTCGCCAATACAATAGACTCCCTCTCACATTCGTGTGTGGAGCAGTCGCTTCCAGTTTTGTATGGTTGAGCTACCTGAAAAGACGTCAGGCGTTGACTGAGGAGTACTCTCAGCGTACCGACGTATTGGAGGTAGTTAGACCTTACATTCCACAGAATAAACTGAAAATTGCAATTGGCTGTGGCGCCTTCCTTGCCTTTATGAAGGCAGTCCATATGATGTACAAAGCTTACGCACTATCACAAGAAGAGACAGAGGAAAGAGGGGAAGGAGATGTTCAGGAAATTGACAACACCAAGTCCTCCTCATGGTTGGGATCTATGATGACTGGAATAGGTGCTACTTTCCTTTCATCAAGTTTGAACAAAAATACAACACCAGAAGAGATGTTGAACAGAGTGAAGAAGTCCAATACCGTGTATTGTACATTTGACCGAGAAGACGGTACCACCACTTCTTGTCATGGTATATTCATCAGATCTCATATCATCATTTTTCCGTATCATGTTTTCTTCAACAACCAGCAAAGAGAAAAATTCTATGATACGCTCACAGTCACTGCTCGCAGAAACACAAGTTCGTGTTCTAAACTCAAATTCATGAGCACAATTGATGTAAATACAGTTGTTTCCGAAGAGTGTGACATGGTGATGTGTTTTGTGCCTAAAGCTGCAAACGCTAAGGACATAACTAAAGATTTTGCATTCACACGCCCAGTGGGCAATTGTCTTGCTCAAATGGTAACGTGCAAAGACGGCAAATCTAGTATCAAACAGATCACACCCCACTTCCAACAAACAGGAACTATCAACACTGAATTCTACGGTGCGAATTTTCGTTTTACAGAAAGCACTTATGGATTATGTGGTTCCCCAATCATATCCACAACCAAAGTGCCTGCCTTGATCGGGATGTTTATCGGAGCCTGTGACCAGAAAAACGTTGGCGTAATGCAGTGCATCACTAGGAACGACCTGGAAGTTTTACAATCCAAACTGTTCCAGCTACCAGATGTAGTTGCGCTAGGGAAATATACAAATCTTCCCGAGAGTTTCTATGGCAGAAAGCTCCTAGATTCCACTAAGGTTCATGAGCGATCAATGTTCGCAACACTTCCATCAGAGAGTCCTCTTATTGTTTATGGGTCAACAAAATTTCGCCCACAATCTAAGAGTCATGTGGTTAAATCCGTGATCTCTGATGCAGTAACCGAGGTAACAGGTGTTGAAAACAAATGGGGTCCTCCCAAAATGACCCCGAATTGGAGAGCATACAATCTCACTCTCACTTCGATGGTGGACGAACCGGAACCATTCCACCCGAAATTGTTGAAGCGAGCAAGAGAGGACTATGAAGAGCCCTTATTGAGACTAGCTGAAGAGAATACCGATCCATACTGTAGAAAGCTAACTTTACAGGAAGCTATCCGTGGTATACCGGGTGTTCGTTTCATTGACGCCATCAAACGAGCCACCAGCTGTGGTCATCCACTTTTTGGACCTAAATCCAATGAGATCGACGACGACTGGAACCTCTCTGAGCGAGTTCTTGCCGAGTACAAACGTGCTTTGGCCTGTTATCAGCGCGGAGAAAGGTATTTTGCTGTTTATATGGCTTGCTTGAAAGATGAAGCTAAATCTCTGACCTCTGAAAAAGTCCGTGTTTTCCAGGCATGTCCTCTTGTCTTCACCCTCTTGATCCGGCAGTATTTCCTGGGGATTATGCGATTTCTCAGCATGCATCCTTTGATGTCTGAGTGCGCAGTAGGAATTAACTGCATGGGTCCTGAGTGGCAACAACTACAAGATTTTGTAGCCAAGTACAAGGACGCTATTCTTGGATGGGATTACAAGAAGTTTGATGTCACCATTTTATGCGAAATCATGACTACAGCATGCAAGATTCTTATCCGAATCGGTGAGAAACTTGGTTATGCTAAGGAAGATATTGCTGTTATGAGCGCCATGTGTACCGACATTGTTAACGCAATGATTGATTACAATGGCACTTTGATTATGGTGTTCAATATGAATCCTTCTGGTAATCCATTGACAGTTTACTTGAATTCCATTGTTGGAGCACTCTATGCTCGCATGGGATTCTTTCACTGTTGCCCAAAACTCAACCGGTACAGAGATTATGTTAACTCCTCGTGCTATGGCGATGACTTCACTGGTAGTGCGGATGTGGAAGCGCGAAATTTCACATTCCGTAATTTCCATGATTTTCTTGCCAAACATGGTGTTATTATCACTGTACCCTCCAAAGAGGATGACATTGTCGACTACCTTGATCCAGATCAAGCAGATTACTTAAAGAGAGTTTCCAACTTCATTCCAGAACTTGGTCTCTCATTGGGTGCTCTAGAACTTGAAGCTATTTACAAGAGTTGGCATTGCAACCTCAAATCCAGAACCACAGACATGCGCGAAGTGGCTATGTCTTGCATAGACTCCGGTCTCCATGAAGCCTTTGCCCATGGTAGAACCGTTTATGAGAAAATGCGAGCTGACGCTAAGCTAATCTGTGAAAAAGTCAATCTATCAACCCCATCATTGTTTTACAGTTTTGACGATAGGGTTGCCAATTGGCGAACCAAATACACTTAAAAACTGACAACTTTCCTTTCAATAATTGGCGTGAATGGTCCGCGAAGTCTATGACCTTTTGTGGTTCAGGGATTATCCAAAAATCCTTAGCACTGGTAAGTGCGACTGTATCTTTATTCTATAATATTTTATTCTTTTATATTACGTGTTTATTGTCTGTACAATTATATGCTTACATGAATCCTCCGTATGCGCGAAGAATTCAACGCCCAACAACTACTAAAGATTTAACAAAGGAAAAACTTATCACCATAGAACGCACAGAGGTAGGTGAGCGTTCCACAGAACAAGCTGCCACTGTAACTTTTATGGATGATCAACCTGGTGCAACAGAAGCTCCACCTGAATTTCTCGATCCACTGCGAGATCAGGTGTATGACTCCTGCACCGAATTACAACATTTCCTCAGTAGACCGATAAAACTGGATACTGAGGTTTGGAATGTAGGTTCTGAATTGCGTTTTGTGTTTATAGATCCGTGGGGTCAATTTATAAGAGATCCTCGTGTCGCCCAAAAGGTTGCTCATTACAAATTGATGAATTTTGACATGCATATCAAGATTGTAGTCAATGGCACACCGTTTCACTACGGAAGAGCCATTTGTTACTACACTCCTCTTGCAATGTATGACAATATCAACGATTATGCCTTTACTGGCCCAAATACTGATCAACTGACACTCAACACACAGAAACCTCACGTTTTCATCAATCCAACAACTTGTGAAGGTGGAGAGATGGTCTTACCATTTTTCTATCCCAGAGCAAATGTTGATATTACATCTCTAGACATTACTGATGGTCTGGGTCTGTTGCAGATCGACTCCATTAACACACTGAAACATGCCAATGGAGCTACAGATCCAGTAACTGTTACTGTCTATGGATGGGCTGAGAACGTTAAGCTAGGCGTAGCTACTCAACAAACCTACGATTCCTTGATTATTCCTCCTCCTATTTCAACTTCTGAAGTTGAAGAAAGAGCAGATGAGTACGGAATGGGACCTATATCAAAACCTGCTAGCGCTTTGGCTAGCATTGCTTCTAAATTTAAGACAGCACCCGTCCTAGGACCGTACGCAACCGCTACTCAAATTGGAGCCAACGCCTTATCACGAGTTGCTTCCATATTTGGATATAGCCGAACACCGATACTAACTACATCTGTATACCGACCTAATACCAAAGGATCATTCGCTACTTCTAACCAAGAAGATGACGTGGCCAAATTATCTTTGGATTGCAAGCAAGAGCTTTCCATTGATCCTAGAATCTTTGGTAGAAATGGGGAAGATGAGCTTGATATTTTGTCAATAGCATCAAGACAATCTTTCCTTGACACTTTCTCGTGGCAGGTTGGTAAAGCTGAAGAAGAATTGCTGTGGAATGCATATGTGCACCCAATGGTACATAGGATAGGGTTAGCGGAGACTTCTGGTCATAAACCCCACTATTTCACTGCTACTTCTTTTGCCTCCCTTCCATTTGGATATTGGAGAGGTAGCCTTACATACAGGTTTCAAGTTGTGTCCTCTAAATACCACCGAGGTAGATTGCGTTTTGTATGGGATCCTGTTGGCTTAGACACCACGGCACCAGACTACAACACCCTCCAACAAGTAATTGTGGACATAACAGAAACAACTGATTTCGTTATTAGGATCGGTTGGGGAGCGGATACCACATTTTTAGAAATGGACAACCCTTTCCAACCCAGCAATGCTCAATTCTTTGGTACAGGACCTCTTCTTGCCAAGACATCTACACACAATAATGACAGGTTACCAGATATGAATGGTATTCTTCGAGTTTACGTGGTAAATGAATTAGCAGTACCGAGAACTGATGTTAATAATGATATCGAGATCAACGTATATGTATCGGCCGGGGACGATTTCGAACTTGCAGTTCCTACTTCGGAGCAATTGAGTCAATTGCTTCTTATGTCCCCCCAGAGGGCCCGAAATACGGACCCGAATTCACTCCTCACACTGCGGAGGAGTGAAGTTCAGGAGCGCGCTGATGACTCAAATTCAAATGAAATGGCCTCCACTCTTGAACAACCAATTAAAACTTCACCCGACACCACATTAGGGCAGTTACATGACTTAGATGATAAGAACCCCCTGATTCATTTTGGTGAAGTTTTTCGATCTTTTAGATCACTGCTCAAACGCTACAATGAACATCAAACCATTGGTTTGCGCTCTGATCAACAGCAGACGAGCTACAACATTATATCTCGTCCGTCTTTTCCCTACATGCCTTCTTTCACCATTAAAGTAGACGATCCACCTAATGAATTCGCTGTACCCGTTAAAGGTCCTAACGATCCAGGGTGGGATGATACTTATATGGCATTTGCTCTACCGACATTGATGTCCTACCTTGGGACTGCCTTTGTAGGGTGGCGAGGCTCTACGAGGTGGTACCTTGGTATCAATGTTCCAACAACCATTGATAATAGTTTCGTGGTATCTAGGGATTCTTTTAACACTGTTTATGATGCTTTTCTCACCACTACTCCAAACGTAACTACGGAGTTCGAAGGTGATCAATATTTATATGACGTAGCAGCACTCACACCAGGTCATGATGGTGTGACAGTGCAGTTGCCACAAATCAATAACAGTGTAACTTTCGACCTTCCATTCTACAGTAGATTTAGGTTTGCGCCATCTCGGTGGCTGCAGAACTTCTCTGCTGGAGACAGTAACTACCCCAATTATGGTATATGGAAGGACGACCCGTGTTTTTGGATGCCCTCTTGGGTATTCAAAACCACCTACAACCCAGCTGGTAGCAATCTTGCGCCAGCGCTAACAACTATGGTCTCTGCGGGAGACGATTTCAATTTCGTTTTCTATATTGGACCACCTCCGTTATACCAGGAGCTTACGGCACCTGGTCCCACCGCTAATGATAGCCCATTAGCACGGCTCAAGAGGATGAAAACTATAGGGTCGGTGGCTGAAATCTGATAAAATGCACATGAACGTTTTGCTC